GTAGCATTTTTGGTAAAATAGCAGCAGGTGCTGTTGGCGGCATTATCAGCGGCGGTTTAGCAGGAAACAAAAATATAGGACAAAATGCACTAGGTGGTGCTCTAGGCGGAGTATTTGGCGGCGGTCTTGGAGGATTTGGCGGAGGTCTAATTGGAGGATTGCTTACTAATTTTAAAAGTGGAGACGTTCAAGGACTATTTGAAGGTATTAGCGGCTTCCTTGGAGCACAAGCACCTCAAAACTTTGAAGGATTTCTAAGTATGATAACCGGACAAGTGCTTACAAAAAGCAGTATCGGAGAAAATCTAGCTAGAATTGCGCAAGATCCTGGTAGTTTAAATAATTTAGGCCAATCAGGTATTATTAATGGACACGAAGAACAAGGTAAAGCGCCTATGGCTCAAACTGGCCAAGTCTACGATAAGAAAAACAAAGTTATGACTAGAGGTAAAAACACTGTTAGCAATGATGAGCGTGTTTTTGAATATGGATCAGGTACAAGTATGATTAAAATAATAGAAGATATTGTTTTAACCAGCAGCTGGGCAAAAGAATTAAAAGATCGTGCTCCAGATGAAAACGGTATGGTACCTTGGTTTAGAATTGATGCAGAAACTTATTTAAAAGCCAATGCTGATCAAGAAAATGTGTACGGCGAGGATGCAAAAGTATTTCATTATAAAGTTGTAGAATACATGGTACACAGCAGCCACTTACAAAGACCAGGAGATCCTGGCTTGAGTTATAATGCACTCCGTGAAAGCGCTAAAAAAGAATACAATTATATCTACAGTGGCGAAAATACAGATATCTTAAATTTTGATATACAATTTAATGCAGCGTTCTTCCAGTTTATACAGCCGGATTACGGACAAGGCAACTTTGATTTTAAAACAGGAGGATTGCAACAAAATACTGTGCTAAAAACTCCTGAAACTTTAACAATGAAAACTGAAAATTCGGGTGCAAATAGTGCAACAGGTTTAACAGTTCAAAGTTTTAATCAAAGTACTAGTACCCAAGGCGGCGGAGGAGCCGGAATAGATAATAGTAAAATACGTTGGGCAAGACAATTTCACGATAACATCCTTGGATCGGGTAGCATGGACTTGGTAGAAGTTGATTTAGAAATATTTGGCGATCCGTATTTTATTGTAGACAGCGGAATGGGCAATTGGACAGACTCACCTGGCGATTTAAACAGTACAGCAAACGGGCAGATTGATTATCAGCGTAGTGAGTCAGATGTTTTACTAAATTTTAGAACTCCTATAGATTATAATCCTGAAACAGGAGGAATGATATTTCCAGAAGACACAATTCCTGTACAACAGTTTAGTGGACTTTACAGAGTCACAAAAATAACAAACGAAATTAGAGGAAATCAATTTACTCAAACATTAAAACTTCTGCGTAGAAGAGGGCAACCGGAAGATACTAATACAAGTGGCGACAATCCTGTAAAAATTAAGGATAGTACTGACGCACAAAATATGAATTCGCCATACAAAGGTTAAACATGGAAAAGAAAACAGTAAGTAATGAATCTCCAGAACAAAAACGTACAGCAGGCATAGCTGAACCTGCTAAAAATGCCGGCCCTTTTATTGCTCGTGTAATCAAGCATTCCGATCCTTATTATTTAGGAGGCTTGGAAGTTGAACTATTAAAAACTACAGAAGCAGGAAACATCGGCGAAACACTTGGTCAAACAGCTATTGTTTATTATGCTAGTCCGTTTTACGGAGTGACAGGATCTCAGCATTTAGGTAAAAATGACAAATATAGTGATACACAAAAAAGTTATGGTTTTTGGATGGTACCACCGGATCCGGGAACATTAGTTCTTGTGACCTTTGTTGAAGGCAGCAGAGAATTTGGTTATTGGTTTGCTTGTATTCCTGAAAAAGGAATGACATATATGTTGCCCGGTGGACAACCTGCAACTGAACAAACTTCAAATGCAACAGGCGATCTAAAAGGCAAAAAATTACCTGTTGGAGAATACAACAAAAAGATTACTAAACCAAGTACAAATAATGTTGTAAAATACAAAAGACCAGTAAACGATGATTTTGTTGATACATTAAAAGAACAGGGAACACTTGAAGATGATATTAGAGGTATAACAACTACAAGTGCGCAAAGAGAATTTCCTAGTGCTGTATACGGATTTAGTACACCTGGCCCGTTAGATAAGCGTGGAGGATCTCCACAAGGTAGAATAGGTGTAAAAGAAAGTCAAGCAACTGTTCATGTCAATCGTTTAGGCAGTAGTAGTTTTGTAATTGATGACGGTGACGATAAGTTTTTACGTAAAGGATCTCCTGAAGATACTCCTTATGAATACCTAAACAAAGAAGCCAGCGAAGCAGGCGGTGATGTGACTAGACCTGCAAACGAGATGATACGCTTTAGAACACGTACTGGTGCGCAAATAATGATCAACACCAGCGAGGATTTAGTTTACATCAACAACAGTAGAGGTACTGCATGGATAGAAATGTCAAGTAATGGTAAACTTGATGTGTATGCAAAAGACAGTATTAGTTTCCATACAGAAACGGATTTTAACTTTGTTGCAGACAGAGATATTAACTTTGAAGCTGGTAGAAACATCAATATGATTGTTAATGAAAACATTTTCACAAGTTGCGGTTTAAATTATGAATTATTAGTGGGCGTTGATGGCAAACTAAAGTTTAAAAACAATTTAGATACAACTGTTTCTAAAGATATGAAAACAACAGTGTTGAATGACAAACATGTATTAGTGACAAATAATTTATTTGAAACTGCACAAACTGATGTAAACATCAATGCAGGCAATAATTTAAACTGGAGTGGCGCAGCAGGTGTAGGCGGATACAGTGGCGGAGATATGAAACTTACAGCAACAGGTACAAGCAATATTAAATCTAGTCATCATAAAGAAACAGCCGACCGTATTGATATGAATGGTCCGGTAGCTGCTGCCTCGGAACCTGCACCGGAAGCATCAGAATCAGTTTTACCTTTAAAAGCAAAATTTCCACAGCGTGTTCCACAACACGAACCGTGGCAAGGTCACGAAAATTGGAACCCATTGGAAACTGCTCCAGATAAAACAGAAGCAGTTGACACAGAAAGCCAAGATATACATATGGAAGAACGTCCTGTACATACAGATAGGACACTTATGAATGAATTAAAACCGGAGGATGATTGATGTTTCAAGCAATCGGGGGCGAACTTAGAAACGCAGCACTTAGAGAAAGTAATAGGGTATTAGGAGATGCAGTAAATCAACTAGCAAGAAAAAGTCCTATACCTACTATAGCAACTGTAGGTGCAATACAAGGTGGATTACAAGGTGGGTTGCAAGGAGCAATAAGAGGAGCAGCACAAGGAGTATTATCTGCAGGAATATCTCAACTGCAAAATCAAATTCCACCGCAGTTTGCACAAGCTGCTGCTGCATTACAAGGTATTGCAAACCCAGCTGCATTTACTCCAGGCGGGTGGATAAACCCGGATCAACTAGCTGCTGGGTTTACACAACCTTTTGGTCAACAGCAACAAAGAGGTACTGCAACTACAACGTATGCAGGAACTCCGGTTGCTGATAATCCTAGTACAGTTAGAACACAAATTGTTGACGCAACCAGCGGCGAAGTAAACCTTATCAAAGACAGTTTTTTACAAGGTTTACAAGGTGGTCTAAGTAGTATTATAGGACAAGGATTAAACAACTTGTTAGGAAGTTTGCCTAGCACGATGCAAAACTTATTAAGTTCTACAGGGTTAACTGGCGCACTTGGCAGTGCATTAGGCGCAATCGACGGTGCAATAGGAAAAGCCTTAGGCGGACTAGGAGATGCATTAGGAGACGCAGCAGGCAAATTAGCAAGTGGTTTAGGTTCAGCAATTAGTAGCATACCAGGTGTTGGCCCAGTGTTTGATGGGTTTACAAAAGGAATAGGCGACTTTACAAAAAACTTATCAAGTGCAGTAGACGGATTGCCTGTAGGATTAAGAAGTGTTATAAGCGAAGCATCAGCTCAAGTTGGAGCAAATTTAATTGGCAAAGCACTGAATAGGCCAAATGTTGTAAAAGATGTAGGCAGACAAGTTGCAAATAACATAAGATTTAAAGAAAACCCTGCGACACAAGCAAATGCAATTGCTAGTGCAGCAAATTCACTTCACAAGAAAACATTTAGAACAACTGGAGATAAAACGTTTGCAAATGTAGCTAATGCTGCTAAAAAAACAGCTAAAAAGTTTGGTACAAAACTAGTAAAGAAAAGAGATTTGTACGGCTTTACTACTCAAGGACCAATCATTATACAACCAGTACAAAAATTTGTAAATGGCACACTTGTAAGTATTACACCAAAGGCAAACGATCTTTATGAAAAAGTTTTAGTATAAATACAGTATGGCTACAAATGAAAAACCACTTTATAAGAACGTGACAATATCTTCTCCTGGAGAAGAAGCACCAGTGACTTCTAAGCAATACAGGGGTATCAGCACTGTAGCTAATCCACGTGGATTTAATCTATTTGATTTAGAAATAATCAAACAAGATGTTATAAACCATTTTCATATTCGCAAAGGCGAAAAACTAGAAAACCCTACATTTGGCACTGTAATCTGGGACGTATTATTTGAGCCATTTACTGAAGATTTAAAAGAGCTA